CATAAGAAATATTAATAATCGAACATTTAATATAAAGAACGCAATCGAATGGAAGAAATTCACTCAAGGATCAATATAGAAAAAGTTGATGAAGTTTATATCAAAGTAAGATGTGAACCTCATATAGCTGCAGAACTATCGGAGTTCTTTACGTTCGAAGTTCCAGGCGCCAAGTTTTCACCAGCATTTCGTAACAGAGTTTGGGATGGCAAAATTCGTTTATACGATAAAAGAAATGGTAAACTCTATGGTGGACTATTGGCATATGTCAGAGAGTTTGCAAAACAAAATGAATTACAAGTTAATCAAGCACCAGATGTCTATTCTTCAACAAAGATTGATATTAAAGATGTTGAAGGTTTCTGTAAATCATTAAAACCTCAATCACAAGGTAAGAATATTGAAGTCCGAGATTATCAAATAGAGGCAATCTATCAATCACTCAAACGACATAAGTTGTTGTTACTATCACCAACTGCATCTGGTAAATCACTCATCATCTATTCAATCATTCGTTTTCATCAAATGGCAAATCGTAGAACACTGATCATTGTTCCGACTACAAGTTTAGTTGAACAAATGTATTCAGACTTTGCCGATTACGGATGGAATGTTGATAAATATTGCCATAGAATATATCATGGATATGATAAAGATATTGTCAAAGATGTTGTAATCTCAACTTGGCAATCTTTAGCAACCCTCGATAAAAACTATTTCAAACAATTTGAATGTGTGATCGGAGACGAGGCACACAACTTTAAGGCAAAGTCATTAACAACTATAATGACCGCTTTGAATAATGCGAAGTATCGTATTGGTACCACTGGTACTTTAGACGGTACAAAAACGCACAAATTGGTATTAGAAGGTTTGTTCGGTCCTGTATATCGTGCAACTTCGACAAAGAAACTGATTGATAAAAATCAGTTGAGTAAATTAACGATTAAATGTTTGGTACTAAAACACAATGAAGCAGATAGAAGACAAATACGAAATGCAACCTACCAAGAAGAAATGGAATATCTCACAGGACACAAAACACGAAATAACGTTATTCGTAAGCTTTGTTTGCGTCTGTCTGGTAATACTCTTGTCCTTTTTCAATATGTAGAAAAGCATGGAGTACCGTTATATGAAAACATTAAAGAAAAAGCTGAAGAAGGCCGCAAAGTCTTTTTTGTGTATGGTGGTACTGAAACTGTGGATCGGGAAAACATCAGGTCGATTGTCGAAAATGAAAGCAACGCTATCATTGTTGCCTCTTACGGAACTTTTAGTACTGGAATTAATATTCGTAATCTTCACAATGTTATATTCTCTAGTCCAACCAAATCTAGGATAAGAAGTTTACAATCTATCGGTCGAAGTCTAAGACAATCAGAATCTAAAACAGATGCAACGTTATATGATATTGCAGATGATTGGAGTTTTGGTTCTTATAAAAATTTCACATTAAATCACTTTTCAGAAAGAATCAATATTTACAATGAAGAAGAATTTGAGTATGAAATCCATAATATTTCACTCAAATAAATAATAGTATGATACAACAAGATTTAAAAGTTATAAGATTAGAAACAGGTGAACAAGTCGTTAGTTATGTATCACATGAAGAAGGATCCATGTTTATTCGCTTGATTGAACCACTAGAGATTCGTATGCACACTGAAGTTAATGACTACGGAACAGTCAATGAACAAATGTCATTAGTTGAATGGATATTGCATACAGATGATAATGTTTTTTCTATACACCGAGATCGAATAGTGACCATTGCCAAAGCTGATACTGCCTTAATTGATTATTATGGTTATACAAAGAGAAGTTTTGAAAAATTAAAACAAAAGGCCTTAGAAGATAAAAATGCCAAAGATAGTATTAAGAAATTAGAACAATCTCTCAAACAAGGTAATGAAAAGATGAGTAGAAAAGAGATGTTAGATATACTTACTGGTAAAGTAACTAAGCACTAGCTTGAAAGTGGTCTCTGAAGCAGGGACATACGTATTATAACAGAAAAAAAATACACTGTCAAGCAAAAAATAAATATTGATTTTTGAACAAAAGTATGATATAATATGCCTATGAAAAAGAAAACGGAACATTATGTAGATAATAAGAAGTTTCTTGCTGAAATGGTCAAGTACAAGGAGATGTGTGCCAAGGCAGAAAAACGTGGTAGAAGACAACCTCCTATTACAAACTATATGGGCGAATGTTTTTTAAAGATTGCCAATCACTTATCCTATCGACCAAACTTTATTAACTATACTTACAAAGATGATATGATCTCTGATGGTATTGAAAACTGTTTACAATATGTTTCAAATTTTAATCCAGAGAAATCAAATAATCCTTTTGCATATTTCACACAAATAATTTACTATGCGTTCATACGTAGAATCCAGAAAGAAAAGAAACAAACAGAAATTAAACAACGACTAATAATGAAATCTGGTATACAAGAATATGAAACAATCGATGGAGATGATACAAACTATACAAACTCCTATGTAGATTATATGCAGAAAAACACTGTAGAAGAAAAACCAAAAAAAGAAAAGAAAGTTAAAAAGAAGACAGTTAAGAAACTTGAATTGTTTATGTAATGAAAATAGCTATAATAGCTGATACTCACTTTGGTGTCAGGTCAGATAGTCCTGCCTTTGCTGAATATCAAAATAAATTTTTTAATGATATATTCTTTCCTTACTTGGAGAAGAATAATATTGACACGTTAATTCACTTAGGTGATATTGTTGATAGACGAAAGTTTGTTAACTTTAAAACACTCAATGAATTTCGTAAGAACTTTATGAATCGATTAAACGATTTAAATGTTCACAGTCATATCATTATTGGTAACCACGATACGTATTATAAGAATACAAATGAGATTAATGCACCTGTAGAATTATTCTCTACTTACGATAACGTTTCTATATACGACAATCCAAAAGTTTTGACAATCGATGACATTCGTTTTTTAATGGTACCATGGATCTGTCCTGATAATGCAGCTCAAACAAAAACAATGTTAGAACAAGAAACTGCTGATGTTGTTTGCGGTCATTTTGAGATTGCAGGATTTGAAATGTTAAATGGTATTACTAATACTCATGGTTTAGATAAGAAATATTTAAAACGATTTGAAAAAGTATTTTCTGGTCACTTTCATAAAAAATCAGATGATGGTCATATCTTTTATCTTGGTACTCCATACGAAATGGTATGGAATGATTACAAATGTCCTAAAGGTTTTCATATCTTTGATACTGAAACAAGAGAACTAGAACGTATTGCCAATCCATATCGAATACATCGAAAGATATATTATAATGACGAAAAGAACGATTACCAAGAGTTTGATTATTCAAGTTTCAGAGATACGTATTTAAAAATCATTGTTGAGAAGAAAAAAGATTATTATATGTTTGATCGTTTCTTAGATGGTTTTTATAAGATGACCAATGTCCATGATTTAAAGATTATTGAAGACTATTCTGATTTAGATGAGTCCTCAGTTGAAGATGATATTGCAGAGAAATCGGAAGATACAACTACATTGATTGATAGTTATATTGAACAATTAAGTACCAAGTTAGATAAAGGTCGATTGAAAACATTAATGAGAACTCTTTATACAGAGGCAAATGATATTGATATATGATATATTTTAAGAAAGTACGTTGGAAAAATCTACTATCAACAGGTAATACATTTATCGAAGTTGATTTAAGTGGTAAACACACCACATTAATTGTTGGTGATAATGGTTCTGGTAAATCAACAATGTTAGATGCATTGTGTTTTGGACTATTCAACAAACCATTTAGAGATATTAAAAAAGATCAATTGATTAATACAATCAATATGGGTACTACTGAAGTTGAAGTTGAATTTGATATAGGTAAAAAACAGTATCTAGTAAGACGTGGTATTAAACCAAACTTCTTTGAAATCTATTGTAACGATGAACTGCTAGACCAAGATGCAGCTAATGTTGATTATCAAAAATACTTAGAACAGAATATTCTTAAAATCAATTATCGATCATTTACACAAGTAGTGATACTTGGTAGTTCATCTTTTGTACCGTTTATGCAATTGAAAACTGCACATCGAAAAGAAGTTGTGGAAGATATTTTAGATATCAAAGTATTCTCTACCATGAATTTGTTAGTCAAACAAAAACAAAAAGAAATGGAAACAGAGATTAAAGATATTGAAAAAGAAGTTGAACATCTTAAAGAAAAGATAGGTATCCAAGAAAAACATATTGCAGAAGCACAGAAACAACAACAGTCCACAATTGATGAGTACAAAGATAAAGTTGAAAAGAATAATAATACAATTAAAGAATATAGTACCAAAATAGAAGAAATACAATCTAATATTAAAGAACAAAAAGATAAGATTACAGATGAAGATTTGGTGAAAAAGAATTTAAAGAAGTTAGAAAACTTTGAACTAACTATTGAGAATAAAGTATCAAAGAAAAAGAAAGATATCAAATTCTATTCAGAGAAAGATGAATGTCCAACATGTAAACAAGACATTGATAGTGAATTTAAAACATCAATGATTGATGAAGGTACAAAGAAACTATCAGAATTAGAAACTGCATTAGAACAACTCAACAAAGAAGTCACAGGTAAACAAAGACGACTAGAAGAAATCACCACTGAATATGAAAAGATTAAATTAAAAGAAATAGAGATTGCCAAATACAATCAATCGATTACTGAACTGAATAACTTCAATACAAAGATTAATTTAGACATTGAAAGAATAGTGAATAGTTCCAAAGATGTATCAGAGGCACAAGGTACACTTAAAATCTATAATGAAAATCTACAAGAAAAAGATAATAAGAAAATAAAATCATTAGAAGAATTAGATTATATTCAAGCTGCCAAACAGATGTTACAAGATAGTGGTATCAAAACAAAGATTATTAAAATGTATTTACCGATTATGAATCAGTTAATTAATAAGTATCTCCAATCAATGGATTTCTTTGTTAACTTTAAATTAGATGGTGAGTTTAACGAAACAATTAAGTCCAGATATAGAGATGATTTTTCTTATACTTCGTTCAGTGAAGGTGAAAAGATGAGAATCGATCTGGCATTATTATTTACATGGCGTTCTATTGCCAAGATGAAAAATAGTGTTGCCACTAATCTATTAATCTTAGATGAGATATTTGATAGTTCATTAGATATCAGTGGTACAGATGATTTCTTAAAGATTATCAATACCCTATCAGATAATAACGTTTTTATCATATCTCACAAGACAGATATATTGATTGATAAGTTCAAAAACGTCATCCAGGTCGAAAAACATAAGAATTTCACCCGTATTTCTTAGTGTTTTAAGGGTTGACAAATTGACAGAAACCTG